TAGATCATTGGACATGACAAGAGAAGAAGCGCAGCGGAAATCCAACGAGGACTATATGTGTGGACGCATATCAAAAGGGGAGTGGGACTTCCAGTTTGAGGAGTTAGGAAACGTGAGGATTTGGAGTAAAGATGGTAAAATTCACCAACTAAAGGAGGAACATGAAAGACTCAGACCAGATAACGGAACTACAAAATAAAATCGATAAACTGATTGATACCTACATAGCGGAGTTTGATTTGCCGCTTGCCAGCATGATTGGCATCCTGCAAGTCAAGATCCACGAATTGATTGAGAATTCCATGTGTGACGAGGATGAAGATGATGATGAAGACGAGGAGGATGAGGAATGAAATACAACAGGCTAGATCAACTTGGCATTGTGATTACTGAGAACCCAATTGAGCATATTGAGTTTGATGTGCTAGATAAAGCGTTGAAAAATAGCGGAATAGATGCAGACAAGTTCAATGAATACTTTGGGATGCAAACCTGCTATGAGAAGGGATTGTACCCGTGGGACGTTGAGCCAGTCTTGGAGAGAATGATGAGCGGAAAGCTAACAGGAACACAACTATACTGGGATTAATATATGAGCAAAGTTGATACATTTATGATGGAAGCGTTGGACGAGATGTTCAAGCGAGTGGGGTTTGAAGGATTCGACAAAGAATTCACCAACCAAGAGGATTGGTACACCCAAAAAAGCTGGAGCATGGAAGAGTTTAGTGAGTATAAGAAGTGGTTTGTGAATAGATTTGCTAAAGTATTCAGAAGCAGCAAGAAGGCTGGAGAGAAGGAGTTCGCTTGGTTCAATCTGATGTACGGATGGAAAGTGAATGAATAAACCTCCGTCAGTTTTACAGGCAATTAACATTGCTACAAGGGTGCGAGCGGAAGCGGAGAAGGATGATATCAATGGAGTCATCTATGCTGCTCAATTCATACTGACAAATCTGACGAATTCGCAGAAAAAGCAGGTTACACTGGATGAAAAGGTGGCTAGGCAGACTGTGTTAAACTTCGTCCAGCACTTGTTGAAGCACGATCAGTTTGAAGCGGCAGCAACAATCTTGTGGGGTAGTGGAGTGTACGACTGGAGGCCACAGAGTGCAGCGGATACTTGGAGGTGCTTGTTTGAAAATGACAAATTGCTAGTTCAAGGTGCAGGTGCAATGGGCAAGACGTTCAATGCCGCTGCGTGGTTCCTGTTGGATTGGATGCGAGATCCAGAATACACTTGTATTAAAGTAGTTTCGCTTACTGAGGCACACGCGCAGAGAAACGTATTCGCAGCAATCAAAAACTTCTACAGGACTGCGTTGGTTAGACCAGAGTACGAAGGTAGCGAGGACTTGGTAAAGTCAATTCAAGCCAATGACGATGACAAGAATGGCATCCACCTAGTTGCCGTTCCAAAAGGTGATAGCGGAACTGGTACTTTGCGCGGATTCCACCCTTCCCCAAGACAAAAGCCAGATCCCAAGTGGGGTCAGATGAGTAGGACACACGTTGTCCTAGACGAAGCAGAGGAGGTTCCCGCTGGTGTGTGGGAAGGTCTGCAAAACATCCTGTCTGCTGCGGATACAAAAGATTCCAAGGGACGCATCAAAATTTTCGGAGCATCGAACCCCAAGGATAGGAATAGCGAGTTTGGCAAGAGGTGCGAACCTGCGCGGGGTTGGCAGAGTGTAGATTGTGAGGAAGATTTCGAGTGGGATAGCAGGGAGGGGTGGCATATCTTGAGGCTAGATGCAGCGAGGTGCGAGAACGTGCTGGAGAAGGAGATTGTGTTCCCCGGCTTCCAATCCTACGAGGGCTACATGGCATACGAGTCCAAGGGACGCACTGCCGAATATTACACAATGGCCCGTGGATTCTTCCCACAGGAGGGCATCTCGATGGCAATCATCACACCTGCCATGATGGACAACTCAATGGGTAGCTTGCGGTTTATTGGGCCTGTAGTGCCACTAGCAGCGTTCGATTTGGCATTGGAAGGCCGAGATCAGGTTGTGTGTTCGTTCGGACGATACGGACTCTGCGATGGATGGACTCCGAGGGATGGACAATTCCGTGAATTCAAAAAGCCCAAAACGTGTTTGCAACTAGATTCACAAATGCAATTTCCAAAACTAGCAACATTGGAACAGACCGCAGAAATAATTCGCTTTGCAAAGGAAATGAGGATTGGAGCGAACTGGCTATGTGTTGACCGAACTGGAAACGGAGCAGGAATCCACGATGCACTGAGGTCACTATACGGAAGCGAAGTGATGGGAGTAAACTATTCGTGGGCTAGTTCCGAAACTCACATCCTTGGAGATGACACGCAACGCGCAAACGAATTGTACTCTGGAGTTGTTACAGAGTTGATTTTCGGACTTGCTAAGTACCTAGAGTTTGAGTATCTGAAAATCTCACCGAGCTTCCGTACCGAGGAGTTGGTTCGACAAGCGACTTCGCGCAGGTATAAACAGCAGGGACAGGGACTTGTGAGAGTCGAGAGCAAAGGAGACTTCGTTAAACGGACTCGTCAAAATAGTCCTGACGCACTCGATTCCCTGTCCCTGCTGGTCTATCTTATGAGACAACGGGGTGGAGTTGTTGCTACGATGACGGATCCCAAACCAGAAAAGTTTGTTTTCCAGAAAAAACATAGTGGAATTGAAAGCTATGAATTTGTTGATTTCAGCAATTAATTTGATAAATAAGTAAGAATTTGCTTGCAAACATTAAAAAACTGACGTAAAACTCAAAAATTCATGGCAAAACCGATAATTGGAATGATTCCACCGGGGGGTTGGCATTACTACGATGGTGATGCAAAACTCACTGGTCATAGCTATGACAATCTTCTTCAGGTTGTCACGAATTTCCGTGCCGAAAACCATCTGCCAGTTGGTGACGTGGAGGGTGATGTCAATTCGTACATCTGTAGCAAGAATCCTAATTTCTGTCATGGTGTAGACATGGTTGTTGTAACATCCGTGAATACTCCTAGTCAGAAGACGGAGTTGCTAAACGACATTACGATCTGGGCTAAGAATGTTATCAATTCTACAAAAGAAGTAGCACTTATATCCAGTGAACTGGCAGAGCAACGCGCAAAAATCTGTCTTGCTTGCAAACAGAACGTGCAATGGAAGAGCGGTTGTGGTGCTTGCGTGAAAGCAACGGAAAGGTTAAGTGCAAGCATTAGACAAGCTAAAGAAACCAAGACATCCAAGGCACTGGGGGGTTGCTTGTTGCTACGTCACGACAACAAGTCCGCAGTTTTCATGTCCAGAGACAGCATTTCCCCCTCAGACAATTTGCCAGTAGATTGCTGGCTAAATCTCAAATAATATGGCAGATACAACCAAACCAATTCCAGCAGAAGTCACAAACGTCTACGCATCGAAAGCTGCGCGGATTATGAAACCATCGGACAAGCAACGTGTTTCCGAACTGGAGATTGTTGATGATAACGCTACGGGTGACGTTGTTAATCCTGACACGTTGCAGGTTAAGCGGACGTTTAAAGACTGCCAGCAAGCGCATTCTGCATATCGCAGACTCAAGCAACAGAATACTGAGAGAAACCGCAAAAACCAATTGATTCAGAAGAAGTTAAATAATGAACCTCCGTATAGTGCGAAAAAACTGGAAAGTATGGGTCAGAATTGGCGCAGCAATCGTCCAACTGGGTTTCTGTCTACGATGGTTAGCCGATTACAACCACCATTTAAACAAGTAATTGAGCAGTCACCTACACTTACCTATTCCAAATATCCACTAGAGGGAGTGAGCGAAGAACATAAGACTAAAGTATTCCGCGAAGAGATCACAAAATGCATCAGGGGTTGGAAAGGGCATGATGATCTGGTTGCACAAGTTACACATGAGAATACGACCTTTGGTTTTTGTGCGGTTTGCTGGGATGACGTTCGTGATTGGAAACCAGAGTTCCTTCGTCAAGATTACACGTTTTTCTCAATTGAAACTCCGCAAGAAGCAGACTCAACACCGATTTGGGCTAGGAAGCGCAGATATCAAATTGCTGAATTGCTTCCAGTGCTGGAGCAACCAAGACTTTCCGCACTCGCAGGTTGGCATATTAACAACTTGGTAAAAGCAATCAATAACGCAACCCCAGCGGGACGTACATTGGATTCCAACGATGACGCTAGACGTTACGAGGACTGGACGCGAGAAGGATCCTATGGTGCATCTTATGAAAACGATGCAAAATACGTTGAGCTAGGTGAGTTGCTGATCAAAGAACCCACGGGTAAGATTAGCCGTTATTTGTTCGATGACAAAAG